CTATATCTTCGGAGTTTGGCTCTACACAGATAACCTAACCACTTTAGACCAAGGGGCTCTAGTCGAGATAAAATTCATGAACGGGACAACTACAATAGCTAACAAAATCACAGAAGCTAAACCTCTTATGGTAGCTAATCAGTGGTCATTTGTAACCGTATCAATGGCTGTACCAGATGCTCCTGTAACAGTTGTCAACTGTGCTGTACGTGTAAGGAGGAATGGCACCATCTGGGTAGCTCAACCGCAATACCAAAGAGGGACAACTCCTAGCTCGTTTATGCCAAACCCTAAAGACATTGCTAACTATGACCAACTCGTAGGAGAGATTGCTAAAAAAGTAGCCACTTCTGATTTTAATAGCAAAGTTACTCAAATGGAGACTACAATCAATCAGCAATCAAACCGCATTGATTTAAAAGCAGAGAAAAATGATGTTTACACAAAATTAGACTCTGACGGTCGGTATGGAAGTAAAGCTATTGTAGAACAGCACACTGCACAATTATCTTTAATGAGCGACGAGATCAACTTGCGAGTTAAAAATGGTGATATAGCCTCTACAATTAACCAAACCGCTCAATCTGTATTAATTCAAGCGGGTAAAATTTATCTTGATGGTTATATTGAAGCAAAACATTTAAAAGCTAATAAATTAACAGGGGTAACAATTGAAACAGAACCTCAAGTATTCGCAAACGCTAAATTACACCTTAACAGACAGAACCTAACTATTATTCATGGTAATGTTAACCGTGGTTATTTGGGATTTGTAGATAGAACTGACGCTTATTATCAGCCGATGATTCAACTAGGCGGCGCATATGTTAAAAATAGCTCTGCTTCTGTATCAGGCTCTTTAATAACGAGCGTTATCGAGGATGCTAGTGGTAATGCTATTCTAGGTGTTATAGGAATGGCAAAGAGTATGAGTGGTAATGACATCTCTTATTACAATTCATTAACATTCAATCCGCTTGATAAAACACTTAAAATCGCATCTGAGAGCGATTCAGAGTACAAAGTAACTGATGGTAATATCGACATTAAAGCTAATAGCTCACGATCTATTGCAGGATTTGCCAACATAGAAGCTACAAGGACAGTAACTCTTACTTCAAATAGTGGAAGAATTAATTTCAATCAAAGTTCTGGTTCAAACCGTGCAAGTATTGAATTTTCTAACACATATTATACAGACTTCAATTTGGGAGGTATAAAACTTAGATACTCTAGTCACCCAGATGATAATGGAAAAGGACTTCATCTTGTAGAGGGTGGAGGAATTGGCAATATGAAGTTAAACATTCTAAGGGCAGATGGGAATATCAGTTCACAAGGCACTGTTTATGCTGTTGCCTTCCAACCAACTTCATCTCGTAAAATTAAAACTAACTTTGAAGAATTACCATTCTCAGCGTTGAAGAAAGTAAATAGTGTAAGTATCAAACAATATAACTTTATTAAAGATGTTGAAGAGTATAATGGAGGATTCCGTGACAAAGTAGAAACTTATTACGGTATGATTGCGGAGGATGTAGATCAAGTATTTGCGTCTCCAGAAAGAGATTCCGTTAATTTATACAACATTGTTTCTATCTCTATTCAAGCGATACAAGAGGTTGACTGGAAGGTTAATAATTTACAATTTGATATTGGAATGTTAAAGCAAGAGCTGGAAGCAGAAAAAAATGAGAAACGTTTCATTCAGTATCAACTTGATGAAGTAAAAGCTTTAGTAGTTAGTCAAGAAGACAGAATTGCAAAGTTAGAAGAATTATTACTACAACAATTAATTGATAAGAAACCAGAGCAGCCATAAGCTGGTCTTTTTATTTTGCACAAAATATGGCTTTGAGTAAATTCAATTCATAGATCAAGAGAAGTGATTTTGCTTCTCTTTTTATTTTGAGGAGATGATCAGTGTGAAACGAATAGTAGATCAAATAATTTATGAAAAGCATGTTAGCCAAGAAAATAAAAACCTAGTCAAAGATTTTCTAATCGAAAAGAAAGCACAAGGGAAAGCGGCAAGCACTTTACAGCAATATCATTGGGATTTACGAATTATTTTGTTTCTAATACATGAACACTTCGAAAATAAAAATCTTATTGAACTAACACGAAAAGACATTCGCAATTTATCTATTATTTTTCAAGAGCTGGGAATGTCTAATGCACGTGTGAATGGATTAATGAGTGCATTAAGGTCTGCATTAGAATTTTGTGCGGATGACGACGACTATGAATATGAATTTAATGTAGGTTTACGGGTTCGTGGTTTACCTAAGAATCCAGTTAGAGAAATTACTTTTATAACAGAAGAACAAATTGAGTGGTTAATCGATGAGCTAATAGTACAAGAAAAATATATGTTAGCTACATATTTAGCACTTTCTTATTACAGTGCAGCTAGAAAAAATGAAGTTTACCAAGTTCAAAAAGAAGAGCTGACAGAACGATATTACACAAATATCGTTCGAGGGAAGCGCGGTAAGAAGTTTAGATTATATTACAATCCTCGAGTACAGAAATGTATTCGTTTATATATAGAACAACGCGGTAAAGATGCTATTCCGGATTTGTTCGTGCGAGTTTATAAGAATGGTGAGCGAAAGGTTTTAAATAAGAGTGTATTTAATTACTGGTGCAAGATATTCGCTAAGATGCTATATGAAAAAGAAGGTAAGGAATATAAAATTAATCCTCACTGTTTCCGTCATAGCAGATTAGATAATTTAAAAGTGCAAGGTGTACCACTAGAAAAGTTGAAATCGCTTGCAAATCATTCGGATATATCAACAACCCAATCCTATTTAAAAGATAGGAGCGAAGAGGATATTGCAGATATTTTCGGAATGGATCCAAGTTGTTTTGCAGCATAAAAAGGAGATGAAAAGATGGATCGTATTGATGTGTTATTAAAAACTTTTATTGCCACTTTCGGTGGCTTTTGTGGGTATTTCTTGGGAGGATGGGATGCGACATTGAAAATATTAGTGACGATGGCAGTTATTGATTATCTAACTGGCATGATTGCAGCAGGATATAACGGAGAATTAAAAAGCAAAGTTGGTTTTAAAGGCATCGCCAAAAAGGTGGTGCTTTTTCTATTGGTAGGAGCGGCCGCTCAATTAGATTCAGTACTTGGCAGTAACAGCGCAATCCGTGAAGCGACAATTTTCTTCTTCATGGGTAATGAATTGCTATCACTTTTAGAAAATGCAGGACGTATGGGAATTCCTTTACCTTCAGCATTAACAAATGCAGTAGAAATTTTAGGTGGTAAACAAAAACAAGAAGAGAAAAAAGGAGATGTTCAGTAATGGAAATCACAAAAAAATTAGTTGGTCCGAGTAAATATGGTACAAAGTGTCCGTATACAATGAAGCCTAAATATATAACTGTTCACAACACATATAATGATGCTCCAGCTGAAAATGAAGTGAGTTACATGATCAATAACAATAATGAAGTGTCGTTCCATATTGCGGTAGATGACAAGAAAGCGATTCAAGGTATTCCGTTGGAACGTAATGCGTGGGCTTGCGGAGACGGAAATGGTTCGGGGAATCGCGAGTCTATTTCTGTAGAAATCTGTTATTCAAAATCAGGAGGAGATAGATACTATAAAGCTGAGGATAATGCTGTTGATGTTGTACGCCAACTCATGTCTATGTATAATATTCCAATTGAAAACGTCCGAACTCATCAATCTTGGTCAGGTAAATACTGTCCACATAGAATGCTAGCAGAGGACAGATGGGGAGCGTTTATTCAGAAGGTTAAGAGTGGTAATGTAGCAACTATTTCATCTAAACAAAATATCATTCAATCAGGTGCTTTTTCACCTTATGAAACTCCTGATGTTACAGGAGCGTTAACGTCTCTAAAAATGACTGCTAAATTCATTTTAAAACCAGATGGATTAACATATTTTATTTCTGATCCAACATCAGATACTCAATTAAACGCAATGAAAGAATACCTTGACCGTAAAGGTTGGTGGTATGAAGTTAAATAAAAAAAGTCGGCTCTTATATAGAGTCGGCTTCTTCATTTTCATCTTCATTTTTTTCTACTAATTTCAACGCTTTGTTATACAAACTTGTTATTTCTTCTACAGATGCATTTGTACCTTCTGTACTTTCTAATTCTTTTTTAACTTCACTATACATTTCCACGAGATCATAATTATACATTTGTTCATTCTTAAATGAATCCCATACCTGTGTTAAAATCTCTTTTATTTCATTTTCATAAGACTCTACTGTTTTTTTCTTCAATTATAGACAAAACTCCGCCTCCAAATTAGTAAGTTATGCTTTATATTGTATGTATAATTTCCCGCAAACACAATTGTAACATTAAAATATATTCGAAAGTTCTGTTGTAAAGTTAATTACATATCCCAAAAGTCATCAGCTTTTACTTTCGAATCAAACTCTCTCAACACCTTCAATATCTTCTGCATCGTTTTCCTTGTAGGCGATCTATCCGGATTATTAGCTAAATCTCCTACAGTATTTCGCCCTAATCCAGATTTCCTCACTAACCATTCTTGCTCTATTCTATGTTTATCTAGAAATTTACCAAGTGGCGTTCTCTTTGAACGAAACCTCCACATCATTCTCACTCCCTATGAAAATTGTTATCTACAGTACTTTCCTAAATGCACAAAAAATAAACCCCTAAAAATAGGGGCCTAAAAATGGTGCATGGTCGACAATTTTTTTACGAAAAACGCCTTTTCAATAAAGAGAGCTTCTTTCCAGGTTCTTCTGCATAGTACTTCATATAATCGCACATTAGAATATTAATCAGTTTGTCAGCCGTATATCCGTGCATAGGGAATGTGTGATCCATATCAGAGAAAAACACTTCAATCCTTCTCAATGTTCTTCTGTCAATCTTCACTTCAATCGTTCCATATCGTTCATCGTTTTCATTAAATTCTAATTCATAATCTGTATAGTGCTTCTTACTCTCTAGAATTTGATACAGCTGCTCCATACTATTCTTGGACCTTATATGTTCGAGAAAGTCCTCCACAAGTATCTCGGCTAGATCACTAGCATTACACTCATATTCTTCCTCTTCCATATCTTCGATAATAATATTCATACGGAATAAGTAAATTTTGAGCATCTTCACTTCAAAACGGTACTTCTCTTTTAATTTCCATTCAATCTTAGTCCGTTCCCACCAATTACTAGCGCTCATAAGTTGTATTTCCTTCGTCATAACATCGTATTTACTGTACATGCTGTCACCTCTCACATAGTACGTAATGCAAAACATAAAATACGTGTTGCAGCTGCTCGTTGTGACACTCCCCATTCGATTGCTAATTGGACAAGCTTAGAGTGCGCTCCTTGCTCCAATTTCGCGTGAATGTACTTTTTGGTGTCTTTATATTCATACGCATGTATTTCGCGTATATAATCGATTTTGAGATGTTCTGTGATTAATTTGGACATATATTGTGTAGTAGTTAGGTTATTGTGGAATGCTGAAGTTCTTATCAGTTGTCTTTGTATTTCAGTTACGGGGATTTTTACATCTTTCTTTTTATCAGAACGAGTTTTACGAGGTTGTTGGTTTGTTATTGTAGTAGATTTTCTGGAAGGTTCAAACATAGGGTTAACATTGCTCATGATGCTCTCCCCTTTCAAATTTAACCTCCTCCCTCTCTGTTAACACAGGGCCATAATTCCAACACGCTAACGTTCCTGCTGTTTTTGAGAGAAGGGAGGAAAGGGTGAAATTTT